TTGTCGGCCTGCATTCGCCATGCTCGCGTCGTTCAATAGTTCGCTCTCGCCCTGCTGTCGGGCAACGAGAGAGTTGCTGAACAAGTTATTGAAAGCGTCACGACCCGCGGCAACGGAATCATAACCCGCCGCTATACGGGCGTCATCATAACGATCCGTGAACCGTTTCATTTCCTTTTTGTATGCATCGCTTCCAACTGTTATTCCCGTGTTCGCGAGATTATTAACAAGCGACTCTCGCTGCTGGTCAAACTGCGGATCTAGTCTGTCCCACACACGGTTGAAGCTGGCGTCCTCCGCTTCCTGCCGTGCCGTGTCAAAGTCATATAAGCCGGGAATTCCAGCAAGCCCGGAACGGTCAATGCTCTGCTGGTAGTCCTGAACACCATCAAGCGAGAACTGTGAGTTATCGAGATTACTAACTCGAGTATTCGCGGCATCGAGAACACCCTGCCCGATCTGGTTTTGGGTATCGAACATGCCCTGCATTTCAGGAGAGAACGTTTGATTAACCTGCCACTTGTCATCGCCCATATCATCATAGGTAACAGAACCAAACGGCGTGTATGTGTTCGCCCTGTTCAGCTTGGCATTCAGACGAGCCGTTGACTCGTTAGCCGACGATTGAGCGCCCGCCAACGTGGAGGGATTCGGGGCTTGTGGTGCGTTTGGGCTTGAAAACAGATTTTTCACAAAACTCATATTTGCTTCCTCAATAGGACTGCTGCACGGTCATAACCCTTCAACACACGTTCCCAACCTGGACGCCCAATTATCTCGACGTTGGTAAAGCCATGCTCCTTAGCGTAGACCGTTATTTCTTCCTCAATTTCCAATAACTCGGACATATCACCGCCCGCCAATCCAATACGGAGTGTGGGCCACATATCTGCCGTGACCGCTGCTGACTTCTCGCGGGTGAATAAAGAAAAGGCCCCGCTGCGGAGGCCCTCTATTGTTTCTTCCTTAGTGACGAAATCACCGATGTTTGCCGCTTCCTCTAACAGAGGCCACGCCTGTTCAAAGTTCATCACAACCCAACTGCCGGAATCCAAAGTATGTCTGTGGCGTGCCAATCAACATCTTGCGCCGTGGTTGATGTCTTCACCCGGAACGAACCGCAGTAACCAATCCCCTCGACGGATCGCCATTCCTGAATAGGGGAGCGCTCCGAAGCCCAATCCGCCGAGTCCCAAGTAGCGTCATCCCACGCCGAACCTGCCCCCGTTACGGCGCTCGCCGTGTAGGTAGTAATGCCATCCGCGAAATCCACATCGAAACCTATCTCGACAGGCAATTCACCGTTTGACGCCATCACGGGCCGCATCATTGTGAACTGCTTGCTAATGCCTCGGGACTCGAAATAGTTAAACGAGGTCTTGCCGTATGTCTGGATAGCCGATCCGTTGTCACTCTTGCCACTATCGGCTTTGAACACCGTTCCGCTGCCTCCGAAATACAATTCCTTGTTATGGACTACCCACGAATAACCATTCTGGTTCTTAAACCGGCACCACGCTCCCGTTGTCAGGTTCACTACGTACTGATGGAAATCACCCGCACCGGATACCGGGACATTCACAAAGGCATATTTGCCCTTGGGGTAGAGAATCATCTGCCAACCTGAGCGGGAACCATGCAACGCGGCAGCGTCCTTGAAGGCCCCTGAAATCTTGTCTGTCACTGCCGTTGACGGTGCGCTTTCGCCGGATTGAAGAACTTGTGACAATGGGGTTACACCCGCGTCTGTGTTAACAATCAAATCTGCCCCGACCTTCATCAGGCACCGCTTACCTATCGGATTGCCTATCTTGAATACACCAACCAAGACCCAATTTGCCGCCGTAGAGGGGTCTGTGCCACCGTATACGGCGCACTCGCCGTTAGAGGTGATAAACACGGCTAGGTCGTCCGCGCCTGCCCCTCCATCGCGTGTCCACGTCCCGCAGGCGACCAATTCACCACCAAAGGCAAACAGACTGGAAAGATCGAATGTCGAAACCGCACCGGCAATCGAGTTGACCGCCAGATACCCAAACTTGAGCGAGTTGTTTAGCAATACAAACAGGCGGCGTTTATGAACCATACCGCCCATAACATCACTTGCAGTGATACCGGTTAAGGTCGGTTGCGCCCATGCCGATCCGTTGTAGTGATAAGGCGCGTCGGTTGCTGTCTCATCCCACATCCAGAGATAGGGCCCGCCAGAGGTTGCCATATTCACATAGCCCCACAGCGCACTAGAAAGCCCCGTAACAGACGCAGCACCAACAGCGCCGCTTGACGTGCAGTCAAAAACGGACGACCCGGCAATACCGAATAGTTTCTTAGTTCCCGCGCCGTCATAGGCCATCAGGGTTTCAGTATTGTTTCCTAGTCCGGTGGCGTGTGACGTATGACCATTCCGCAGATAGACCTTGGAGTCGCCCGGAAAGAAATTATCCAGAGCAATTGCATCAGCCGGTCCCATAAGGTCAGGCGCGTCTTTTGCGTTCCAACCTCCAATAGGTGCTGGAACGGTGGTTTTCTGACCAACCATTTGCAACATGGCTAGCTACCAAATCCGTCTTCGGGGACGTTCGCGGGCCAGCCCTCATAGACACCACCCGTCATGTTGATAATTGCCTTTGCCCCGTTCTGCATGAGTTGGTCTTTTAGTTCTTCCTCGTAGTCGGATTTCTGCTGCTGATACGGTAGCCCCTTACCCTTGAGAAACCGCCATATAACCCCAAGGGTCATTAGTTCCTCATTGAAAACCACCGTATTTTCGTCGTTATCGAAGGCCTCTGCGTCGGCAACTGCGGGGGTCGCGCCCGTACCGGAATCAACCCACTGGCTCGAGAAATATTCGAAATAGACCGAATTCCCCGCCGTCATGGTGGGCCAGATAATCAGGTTGCCGCCACGAATACGGAACCAGTACCGAACGCCCGAAGACGTGGACGCTTTCAAGCGCTGCCATTGCGTATCCGTGATAGGCCCGAAAATCTTCCATTTGGAAGTCCGGTCATAGAGCGTGTCATTTGCAAAGCGCATGTAATCGGAAGCAATGGTTGTCAAAGCCCCCTGTGACTCAGCCGCCAGGGAAGTTAAAGACCCCTCGGCCTTCAACACTTCCCAATCGCGTTTAGTCAGGGCCTTTCCCTCACGGTTGGCTGCGCGAAGCAACTGTTTCACGCTCGGGTCGGTGTTATCGATAACCGTATTGGGGCGCGGAATACCAATCTCGTCCGCTGCGTCTTGGCAAATGGTCAGTAGCGTCAAGCGGGTTCATCCTTGTTGATGTGATCTTGCGCCGCCTTACGGATTGTGTAAGCGCTCATACCGACAACCTTGGGCAATGCGCCGTCTGAAAGCACAGCCAGTTCCTCGGCGTTGCGAATCCCGTTGTGACGGAGTTTGTCAGCCAATTTGTCACCAATGCCGTTGACCTCTTCCAATGGAGTGCCGCCAACCTCAATAGGTGACTTTGACTTTGATTTGAAAGCTTCCCAATCGAGCGGAAATTGCTCTTTATCGGAATCCCTCACTTTGCGGACAACAGTCGAACCGTCTCCAAGGATTGAAATTTCAATCCAGTCTGATTTCTTGGCGTGGAAAAAATTTGCGCGTAGGTTGCTCATGGCTGGACCTCAAAATGTTGAAAAGAAAAAGGGGAGAGCCGAAGCCCTCCCCCATACCGCTAGGCGGCGGTAGCATCATCCATAAACGGACGATCAATCTCGAACTCAGCGAGTCCGGTAGAAGGTGTATCAACCGCCGAAGCGCCGATCGCCTTCTTGACCCGATCACCGGCGACAACAGCATCGTCAATGCTGCCTGCCGTGGCCGTAGCGTAAACCAGGCCATTGTCAGCATAGGACGCAAGCGCCTTACCAACAGCCTTACCGCTGATCTGATACCAACCGTACTGACTGGCGACGTTAGCGGACATTGCAACAGCAACGCGACCAATATCGTTTGCAGCCAGAAGAGTGGTCGTGAAACCGTCCTCATGGACAGTTACCCACGATCCGACAGCCGTAGAGGCAACGCCGGACAGGTAGATGAACTCGCCTGACCCATAGGTCGGGTCATCAGCGCGAACAATCGTACCAAGCGGGTGATTTTGGGTCGTATCGGTATCGGCAATCGCCTGCATACCAATGCGGTTTTCAGTGATGATGTATGCCATTACTGATTACCCCTTATGCTACCATGACACCCTGGAGCGAGCGGTTGGACGTGGTCATGTTACCAGCCCAAACCACCGGCAGAACCAGTGCATCCTGATTGACAGAAGCCTTCTCACCGAGCGGAACAAACTCCCGGCCCTTGGCGGGTCGACAGAACAAATAATCCGTGTTCAGCATGTACATGTGAGATGCGGGAGCCTGATCGTCGTAGAACACCGGAGCGTCCATAAACATCAGATTCATGAAACCAGCAGCGGCCTTACGGTCACTTGTGAAACGCTGGTTAGCTTGCAGTGAACTCCAGTAGTAATTGAAGTACACGCTGTCAGACGTGATAACGTCCGGCTTGTCAGCGCCGCGAATACAGTTCAGCCACAAAGCGTTCATAGCTGCCTGAATCGCGCTTGCCGAAGGCGTCACGGACTCATCTGAGAAGTCGTAGATTTGGTTCTTCCACCAAGTATCAGTGGAGGAATCAATACCACCGACCGTACCCGTGCCGGCATCAGCTACCAACGACTGCAAGCCGCCAATTTCTTTACCGGAGGTACCCGTGCCGTCCGCATATAGCGCGGTGGCCACGGTGTTCTTGAGGGACTTCTCAAGGTTGCGGATACGGGATTTCAGGAGGTTGTGAACCGCCTCTTTCCCGCTGTTCTGGATTTGCTCAAGACCGGAAATAACCACATTACCAGCCAACTGCTTGTAGTTGTACTCGGCAGCGCTGAATGTGTCCGATGGGGACACGTCGAGGGTTTCAAAACCGCTGTAGAATTTGACGGTTGAGTTCTCGGCGTATTCCAGTTCCTGAACGATGGTGCGCCCTGTGGCGACCTGTTTGTTACCCTTCTCGTCAATGTGACGCAGAAGCGCGTTATGATTCGTTACGTTGTCGGCCAGTTTCTTGCTGTAACCCTGCAAGGTCGTGGTCACGATTTCCGTAAACGAAGAATTAGGCGAAGCCATTAGCATTCTCCATTAAGGCTGCGCCGCGCTACAGTGCTTGGTTGATGGCGTCCGAAAGGAGTCCATCTAGGTCCGTTGCTTTCACCGTTCCATTCGGCAAAGGGGAACTTGATCGGGCCAAAGGCTTTGCCTTCGCCACAGCGTCACTCCGCAGTTTTTCCTCGGCTTGCTTAGCCTTGGCTCGCTCTGCTTCCAACTGCTGCTGATACAGCGTGTCGTCCAGGCGGATCGCCTTGTTGTAGGCTTCCTCCAGTCCTGCCGCGTGACCAGCTTTTATGAGTGCGCCCATCGTTGAACGGAGCGCCTCAAAGTGTGGATACTGTGGATTCCCGGCCTCGTCGGTGGCTGTCTGGAAATTCTCGATAGTGGAGATGGTTTCCTGCTGTCGCGCTTCCGCTTCGGCTCGTTCCCGCGTTGTCAAATGTTCAGATAACTGCTGAACCTGATTTCGTAGTGCGGCAATCTGAGGGTCGGTTTCACTGCCTTCCCCCGGTTCAAGGGTCGCGAGGTCAACGCCAGCGTTTTGAGCAAGCCACTTGATGGTCCTCACGGGGTCTGTTTGCAATCGCCTATCAGCTTCCATAAGGCGCTGGATGTACCCTGCCTCTGTAATGCCGTTGGCTTGCAAAGCTGCCCGAACGGGTTCAAGTGTCTGGTCAATCTGCTGATAACGATTTCTCGTTTCTGCGATTTCCTGCGTTTTGCGGGTGTAGTCGGCGGTC